TGGGTGGCTTGATGAATTTGGGGGGTGCTGCAATTGGCGCATCTGGTCGAGCCGGTGGCTTTGGCAATGTGTTTAAGTTCTAATCATGGCAAACCCCTACATCCAACAGCAAGACCCCGAAGAACTTGCCATCTTGCGTCGCCAGCAAATGGCGCAGCAGCTCATGCAGCAAGCCCAGCAGCCGATGGAGCAAGGCCAGATGGTCGGGCGCATCTATGTAAAGCCAAACTTTACACAGTACCTTGCCAAAGGCTTGCAACAGTACATGGGCGGGCAAGCAATGCGTCAGGCCGACGAGGAAGCCAAGGCGTTGTATGAAGGGCGTCAGGCTCAGACGCAGGCCGAGCGTCAGAAGGTTGCCGAGTTGCTGCGTCCAACGCCTGCCATTACCTTGCCAGCAGATCAGCAGGGGCCGGTTGCGCCTGAGCAGGCGGCTGATCCTACGGCAGCATACTCTGCGGCTATGGGTGCGCGTGATCCGATGTTGCAACAGTTCGGGTTCAGCGGCATGGCGCAGTTGCCGCAGTTGGCTGAGGCTAAGGCAAACAGGGCTGAAGACCGAGCATTTAGAGCGCAAGAATCTGAACTTGCTCGTCAGGCTCGAATGGATCAACTTAAAGCGCAATTGGCCGATGCTGCAATTGGCCGTGCTGAACGTATTGCCGCTAACAAAGAACTGAAAGCGATGATATTGGCTGGGCAGCAAGGTGGCAGGCAACCACAGATTGTGGACACGCCCGAAGGCAAAATGGAAATTAAGCGAGCCGCTGATGGCTCAACCATTGCCGTTCCTATTTTGGGGCCAGATAACAAACCGGTTGCTGGATTGCCAAGAAGTGGTAATGCTTTGTCTGCTACTGCTCAAAAAGAAGTTTTTGAGGCAGATGACGCTGTTCAAGCAGGCGGTTCTGCTCTTGCTTCTTTGAAGCAAGCACTTGCTGTTAACAATACTGCTTACTCTGGGCCAAAAGCATTGTTGCGCGCTCAAGGCGTAAGCATGGTTAAATCATCTCCAGAAGCAGATGCCACTATCAATTTCAACAATATTATTCAAGAACAAGCATTGTCTTCAATGAAGTCTATCTTTGGTGGCAATCCAACTGAAGGTGAACGTGCCGTTTTGCTTGAACTTCAAGCCTCTGTAGACAAAACACCTAAGCAACGCGAGGCAATTATTAACAGGGCCGCTGCTGCTGCTGAAAGGCGCATTAAGTTCAACCAAGACAAGGCCAACCGTTTGCGCGAAGGCACCTATATGTCGCCTGGCGGCGGGCCAGCACCAATTGGCAATAGTAGTGGTTTTCAATATCTTGGCCGTGAAGGAGCACCTTGATGGCACGCTACCGAGTCCAAGGCCCAGACGGTGCCATCCATGTTTTTGAAGGCCCAGACAATGCAAAGCCTGCCGACATTGAGGCATTTGCAGCGCAGACGTTTGGCAAGCAACAAGCACCTGCCGCCCCAATTCCTGCCTCTGAGCAATCCACAACATTCGGTCAAGACATTGGCAATTTGATTGGCGGTGCCGTGCGCGGCGCTGGCTCAGTTGGGGCCACGCTGTTGGCACCGATTGATATAGCAGCTCGGGCGATGAACAAGGGCCAGCCAATCAACATTGGTGGTTACGACATTGCAGGGCAAGACCGTCGCGCAGGCATGACAGGTGGCTTGCAAGAGATGGGCGTTGACCCCGAATCCACGATGTACGGCATTGGCAAGTTTGGCGGTGAGATGGCCGGTACAGCAGGCGCAGGCGGCGTGCTTGCCAAAGGCTTGTCCGCAGCTCCGACTGTGGCCTCTCGCGTGCCAGGCTTGATTCAGGCTCTGCGTTCAGGCGGCATGACTGGCCCAAACATTGGCACTCGCGCAGTTGGCGGGGCTGTCTCAGGCGGCGCAAGCGCGGCCTTGGTTAATCCCGAGGACGTTGGCTCTGGCGCCGCCATTGGTGCTGCATTGCCTGTTGTTGGAAAGGCAGGCTCTGCCATCACAAAGATGCTGGGGGGCACTACAGGCGTTGGCGAGGAGGCTTTGAAGCAAGCCTACCAAGCAGGCAAACAAGGCGGCACAAAAGCCACGTCATTTGTTGAAGCCATGCGCGAAGGTCAAGGCATGAACAACGTGCTTGATGCAGCTCGTGCCAACTTGAGCGCAATGAACGCTCAAAAGCAAAATGCTTATCGCTCGGGCATGGTTGACATTAGAAACGACAAATCAATTCTTGACTTTGGAAACATTGACAAAGCTGTAAATGATGCTTTTGACATGACAAAATTTAAGGGTTTTGTCAAAAATCAAGAAGCTGTTACTGCTTTGAGCAAAATCAAAGATTCTATTGATGAGTTGAAAAATCTTGATCCTGTTGAATATCACACCCCCGAAGGTTTGGATGCGTTAAAACAGCGCGTTGGCGGCTTGCTGGAAAGCATTCCGTTTGAACAGAAAACGGCTCGCACCGCTGCGGGAAATGTGTACAACTCAATTAAAAACGAGATTACCGCACAAGCTCCAACTTATGCCAAAGTGATGAAAGACTATCACTCTGCATCTGACACTATGAAAGAGATTGAGCGTTCTTTGTCGTTGGGTCAAAAGGCTTCTGCTGATACGGCCATGCGCAAGTTGCAATCTTTGATGCGCAACAATGTAAACACAAACTACGGCTATCGCGACCAGCTTGCACAGCAACTTGAGCAAGCAGGCGGCAATGAGTTCATGCCAGCGTTGGCAGGCCAAGCACTCAATGACTACATGCCGCGAGGCATACAACGGGCGGTCAATCCTGCAAGCGCCATTGGCATTGGCGCATTGGGCAATATCCCTGCCGCCGTTGGCATGGGGCTTGTATCATCTCCCAGGCTTGTCGGCGAAGCCATGTACAAGGCCGGTCAGGGCGCTCGCCTTGTCAATCAAAGGGTAGACCCACGATTGATCCAAATGCTTAAGCAGGGCACCTACAGAGGCGCTCCTTTGTCCCTTACTGATATGGAGCAGCAATGAAATCCGACGCCCAACAATTCCTGGCCCTGCTATTTCTCAGCCGAGACGCAGCGCACATTGCTCACCTTAACACGACCAGTTTTGCCCAGCATAAAGCTCTGGGTAAGTTTTACGACTCAATTGTTGATCTGGCCGATAAGTTTTCTGAGGCATGGATGGGTCGCAACAAACAGCGCATTGGCAGCTTGCCAAACTTGAACAACCCCAAAGGCGATATTGTTGATGTGTTGAGGCTGCACATGGATGCCATCGAGGAGACGCGAGACTTTGTGCCCGCAGATGACTCGCCGCTAAACAATATTATTGACGAGATCGTTGGGCTGTATTTGGCCACGCTGTACAAACTGACGCTAAAGTGAGGATTACATGAGTCGCAACGGATCAGGAACATACACGCTGCCAGCAGGCAATCCGGTCGTCACAGGCACGACCATCAGCAGCACTTGGGCCAATAACACGCTGTCTGATATTGCCACGGCGCTGACGCAGAGCTTGGCCAAAGATGGCCAGACAACGCCTACTGCCAACATTCCGATGGGCAGCTTCAAGCTCACGGGTTTGGGCGCACCGACCGTGGCAGGCGATGCGTTGGCTTATGGCAGCCCGATGGGGGCGATTAGCGGAACCACCGGCACCTTTAGCGGCAACGTGCAGATGGCCTCGCTGAATGGGAGTGCGCTTGCCGGTCTCCGCAATCGTGTCATTAACGGTAATTTCTACAATGACCAGCGCAACTCTGGCGCATCACAGACCATCACCGCAGCCGCAGCACTAGCCTACACGGTAGACCGTTTTTACGCCTATTGCACGGGCGCAAACGTCACCGGACAGCGCGTGGCAGGCACAGCACCCAACGCCTATCTGTATCGTTTCACAGGCGCTGCATCGGTTACCAAGATTGGCTTTGCACAGCGCATTGAGAACCTCAACTGCCAAGACCTTGCGGGCAACACCGCCACGCTGTCGGTAGACCTGTCTAACAGCCTGCTGACTACCGTTACATGGACGGCATGGTATGCCAACACCGCAAATACATTTGGCACGCTTGCAAGCCCAACGCGCACGTTGATTTCTACGGGCACATTTACCGTCACTTCAACGCTAACTCGCTACAACACCAATATTACAATTCCAGCCGCAGCAACGACAGGCATTGAAATTGAATTGAGCGTTGCCGCTCAAATATCTGGAACGTGGAACATTGGAAATTGTCAACTGGAATTTGGCAGCGTCGCCACGCCATTTGAGCAACGTCCGATTGGACTGGAATACTCTTTGTGCGCTCGTTATTATTGGACGCAAGCAGATGTGAGATATGCAGCATATATGGTTCAAAATGATAGTGTATTTTGGAGCATTCCTTATGGTGTACCAATGAGGACTACGCCATCTATAACGTCTTCTGGTGGAACCGCTTCGCCAGCAACTACTACAATTTCATTCTTTCCGGCAGTATTTGGATATACAACAAATTTAGCGTCTGGTGCTAGTGGAGTAACTACCCCACCCGCACGACATTACATACAAAGCGCTACTCTATTTGCAAACGCGGAGTTGTAAAATGTACAAATTAACTGATTCCATAATGATTGTGCGAGTTAATAGTGCTGACTCTAAAACTTACATTCCACCAGAACCCGCCAACACCGACTACCAGCAATACCTTGAATGGCTTGCAGAAGGCAATACGCCTGAGCCTTATGTGCCACCACCGCCACCTGTCCCCAGCACGGTGACGCGCTTCCAAGCGTTGGCTGTACTTGCGGCTGGCGGGTATCTGGATACGGTTCGCACCTATATTGCCACGCTGGATCAAAACAACGTCCAGCGGCTGGCTTGGGAAAATGCAGCGGATTGGGAGAGAACTTCGCCAACCCTTAATGCGTTGGCGACGATGCTGAACCTCACCGCCACCGACGTTGACGCGCTGTTTGTTGCAGCCGCAAAGGTGTCTGCGTGATGGACTCCCAGAACCTGATCAACCTTGCGTTCGGTGCAGCGTCTGCCGTGCTGGGCTGGTTTGCCAGAGAATTGTGGAATGCGGTCAAAGAGCTTAAAGTTGATCTGTCTAAGTTGCGCGAAGAGATGCCTCGGTCATATGTCATGAAAGAAGACTATCGCAGGGATATTTACGAAATCAAAGAGATGCTCAACAAAATATTTGATCGGCTTGATAACAAGGTTGACAAATGAATGAACTGCTCCGACTGCTTGGCAACATTGCCCCTGCTCTTGCAACTGCTGTTGCTGGCCCCGCTGGGGGTCTGGTTGTATCGGCTATTGCTTCTAAGTTGGGAGTAAAAGATACGGTTGATGAGGTGGCTAAAGCAATTGCTGGAGATCCCGAGGCCGCGCTAAAGTTGGCGCAGATTGATCTGGACAAACTGAAAGCAGAGTACGCCAATACTGCCGACGCTAGGGCAATGCAAGTTGCCGCGTTCAATCAGTCAGATGTTTTCTCCAAGCGGTTCACGATGTACCTGACTGCGTTCTGGAGCATTGCTGCGGCCATCTACATTGGTTTTATCACGTTCAGCGTAATTCCAGATACAAACGTCCGGTTTGCCGATACCATTCTAGGATTTATCTTAGGCACGGTGATCGCCACCATGCTCAATTTTTGGTTCGGCTCCAGCATTGGCTCCAAAGAAAAGGCAGAGGCGTTGAGGAAATGAAGGTCAGCGATCAGGTAACTATTGTCTGCTGTGTTTCGCTGGCAGTAGTTCTGATGTCTACCGCAGGGGTTTGCTTATATGCATTTTTTGATCCAAGAGTAGACAACGCTGCCATATTTAAAATGGTTGAACCCGCATTTAATATGATTGTTGGGGCGTTTGTTGGCACGATTGCCGGAATCAAAATGGGGCGGGATGACAAATGAATACGAACTTTGACAAAAGCCTGGCCGAGCTGCTCAAGCACGAAGGGGGTTTTGTCAATCACCCGTCCGACCCAGGCGGCGCTACCAACCTCGGCGTGACGCAGGCCGTTTGGGAGGATTGGATTGACCGCGCAGTCAGCGAAGAAAACATGAGGGCGCTCACGCCAGCCAAGGTCGCGCCGCTGTACAAAGAACTGTACTGGGACAGGGTCAAGGGCGACAAACTGCCGTCTGGCGTGGACTACTGCGTGTTTGATGCTGCCGTCAACTCAGGCGTTAGCCGCGCAGCCAAGTGGCTGCAAACGACGGTTGGCGCTGTTGCCGATGGCGCAATCGGTGAGCAGACGATGAAACAGGTACTGCTGACTAACCCCCAGATGCTGATCGACAAGTACAGCGCCAACCGGCTTGCGTTTCTTCAGCGGCTTGCAACCTGGCCCACTTTCGGCAAGGGCTGGGAGCGTCGGGTGCGTGAGGTTCAACAAACAGCCACAGATATGTGCAAGGTAGGTTAATAATGAGCAAAAAACCCCCATCATTGTCAGTAAGCAGAGGCGAAAAGTTGCCTGCGTCTCGAGGCGCTGGCCTGACTGCCAAGGGCCGCGAGAAATACAACAACGCAACAGGCTCCCACCTTAAGGCGCCGCAGCCGCAAGGTGGAGCGCGGAAGGACTCGTTTTGCGCCCGAATGGAAGGTGTTGTTGAACACGCTAAAGGCCCAGCGGAACGGGCTAAAGCATCACTTAAAAGGTGGAAGTGCTAATGAAAACAAAACCCGGCTTGTATGCCAACATTCATGCTAAACAAGAACGCATTGCCAACGGCAGCGGCGAACGTATGCGCAAGGTAGGCTCACCTGGCGCGCCTACGGCTGCGGCGTTCAAAGCCAGCGCCAAGACTGCTGCGCCGCCTAAAAAGAACAAGTGAGGTGGCTCATCCTGCTCCTGCTGGCAGGCTGCGCTAGTCCTCCAGAGGAGGACAATCTGTGGCATTGTCAGGAGCGGGGAGCGTATCTGTACTGCGTTCCTGAACGCTCCATCGATGTCCTGACTGGCACTCGAACCGCCGATAACGCCCCCACGGGCGCGGGCGAGACTCCTTGACCTTGGCGTGTCTGCCGCACTCAGGACATTTGATCACGCCACACCTTTAGCAACATCTTCAAGTCTGAGCGCAGCGCGTCAATCTCGGCTTGCTGCTGCTTGATCTTTTCGTTTGCTTCGTTCGCAAACTGCACCAGCGTTTCGCGCTGCCAATCTTCAAAGTGGTTTTGCATAATTGCGGATGTACAGGGTCAAGGCCACAACGTCTTGAAGAATGGGCATAGGAAGGGGCGTGGGGATGGTGTAGCCAACTGAGGCCAATGCCCCCAGCACGATAGCTTCGGCCTTCTCTGGCGGCGCGTCTTCGGTGAGCATCGCCACTAACATACAGCGCCGGAAGATCAGCATACCATCAGCCACACAATCAGAACAGCCAGCAAGACCGTAACCCCTACGGCCAGCCAAAACGTCCACACTTCAGCGGGATCTGGGTCTTCGTCAATGTGATGGCTGGTGTAAGGGCCAAAGGCCGACTGCATTGTGCGGTGGTATTTATCGCTCATGTTTATCTCCAATCCCATGCGCTTTTTCAGCGTACCGGATGCCTGCCTCAATCCACTCTGCCGATGTGTGGCTAAAGCCATCTGATAAGTTTCGCCAGATTTCGCGGTAGGCTAACTCAATGTCAGCATCCGTCAGCGGCTTGCGCTCTGGCTGCGCGAGGGCAGCAAGCAAAATCTCACCCGCCTTCACAAACTGACCCGCCACCATTGAATCTAAAGCGGCTTGCATTTCTTGCTTCAAAACACCCATGCTGTCCCCCACATAATTTCTGGAGTGTGCCCCGCAGGCTCTTTCTGCGCCGCCCACTTGCCTGCCTTCTGCGCCGACTCATGCGGGAACGCAGGCCAGCTCCAACGCTCGCCATCCCACCAGCGCCAGCCGTTGTTCCAGCCGCCCCGTTCTCTAATTCTCATTGCTGGATACCAACCCACATCTGGGGGTTCGCCCTTATGCCACTTCATCCACTTCATTTCTCAATTCCTCAATTTGTTGTTTTGCATCTTCAAATCCCTTGGCCACTAGCACTTTGTAAAACAAACCTCGCAAGTGCAAGTGCATCAGATTCTGCTCTGGGCTAAGACTGCCACCCTTAGTGCGCTTCATCTCAACCCATGTCTCCCAGGCTGGAATAAACAGGTCTGGCACGCCTTTGACCACGCCTTCGGCCTTGAGGCGTGAGGCGGTGGCTGGTAACCTAGCGCCGCCGTTGGGGATGGCAAAGATCAGCACATCCTTATACGTCTGGCGAAACCATTGCACAAACTCCCGCTGTTCTTCGTGTTCAGTTTTCATGCCAATCCTTTTTTAAAACCCTGAAAAACTTCCCGTCCTTTTTATACTTGATCTGAATCGGTGGATTGCCGCAGCTCAACTGTGCTGCCAAACTGCTCAAATTGTCCACATTCATGCCGACAATCTTGGCTTGGTCTGCAATCTTAATGACCTCCTTCATGGCTCGCTGTCCTGCATAACCCTCATGCAAGACTGGGAAGTATTCGGTCACAGCAGGGTCAGACAGCCGCCCGTAGTAGCTCACAGCCAGCATCATTTTGCCGCTGGCTAGGCTGGTGTGTTCGCGCCACTTCCAGCCCGTCAGAACCATTTCGGTGCCGTCTAAGCCCATGATGTCCACGTTGTCGTGGAGCTTGAGCTTTGCCTTGTCTTGTGCCTCAAAGATGTGGCCGCATTGAGGGCAGACCATCACCGCAATGTGTACCAGCTCGTCGCATTTGGGGCAGGCTTTCATGGGTATGACGCCATTGCCCTCACCTGGCTTTTTGGGCGGCGTCACGGCGGTAATAGGCCCGTGCGTGCTGATGATGTCGGCAAAGTCCAAGACCAAGCAATCTGTCTTGCCGGGGCTAGGGCGCAGACCGCGGCCTGCCATTTGGACGTACAACCCAGGCGACATCGTTGGCCTGCACATAGCAATTAGGTCAATGGCGCTATGGTCAAAGCCGGTGGTCAAAACGTTTGCGTTGGTCAGCGCCTGCAACGCACCAGACTTGAAATCGGCCAGTATCTGCTCGCGTTCAGTCTTGGGCGTCTCGCCTGTGACGCACGCTGCCTCAATGCCCTGCTGAATCAGTTCTTCGCAGATGTTCTCAGCATGCTTCACGCCAGCACAAAAGAACAGCCACGCCTTGCGATCCACAGCTCGGCTGATTGTCTCGGCAACCACTTGAGCATTGCTCAGTTCATTGTCCACCGCCGCCTGCAACTCTGATTCAATGTACTCGCCACCCTTCTTGTGTACGCCATCAACACTTAATTTAAACTTGGTGTTTTTAGATCGCAAAATCGACAGATAACCTTTGTGGATTAGTTCCTCAATCATCACCGGCTCAATCAGGCCGTGAAACAGCGCAGGCTCGTCGGTGATCATCCCGTGGCCCAGACGGTAAGGCGTGGCAGTCAAACCGATCACCCGCAGCGCAGGATTGATGAGCTTGAGCTGGCCCAGCAGCGTGCGGTAGCCTCCCTGATCTTTGTGATTGATAAGGTGGCACTCGTCCACCAACACCAAGTCAATGTGCCCCAGCAGGCCAGCCTTGCGGCGCACCGACTGAATACCGGCAAACGTGATTGGCTCAATCTGACGCTTGTTGAGGCTGGCGCTATAGATGCCCAGCGGCGCATCGGGCCAATGCTGGAGCATCTTTTCGCAGTTCTGCTCGATCAGTTCCTTAACGTGCGTGAGCATCAAGATTCGCGTCTCGGGCCAGTTTTGCAGGGCGTCCTTGCAAAGCGCAGCCACGATGTGCGACTTGCCGCCTCCGGTTGGCAAGACTACGCAGGGGTTGCCGGTGTTGCCTGCGTTGAACCACCCGTAAAGCTCGTCGATAGTGCGGCGTTGGTAGGGGCGAAGTTCGATCATCCCAACACCTCAAACAGCGACATCTGCGCTGGCAGGCTCACAGCTTCCTCGTCATCAATCTCAACGTCGTGTTTCTCGCCACGCAAATACCGCTCGCCATTTGGGGCACGCTCACCAAACAACACCTCCCACTCATGGCGCTCGGCCCAGTAAGCATCCCAGACAGATTGATCCTGGTTGCCCCACGGGCAATCGCGCAAGTGTTGGATGTAGGCTTCTGGGCGCTGAATCATTGCGGCCCCGCTGGCATCTTCGCCCAATAGCTGACATCGCTCACTACATTGGCCGAGCTAGCGCAGAGCCACTCGTCTGCTTCTGATTCATACCAGCCAAACCACACAGGTTCGGTGTCTGGCTCGGAAAGTGCAATCAACACGGTTTCAGCATCGTCGGGCTTAAAAAGATGGGCATCAAACCAAACAAGAGTTTCGCTAGTCATGCCACAACCCTCGCCCCATTCCCCCGCAACCTCTCAATTTCCGCATCTCCAGCAGCGCACATCGCAGGATTAGCCAGCAGTTCCTTGCTAGAATAAATATGCGCGTCTGGATGGCCGTTGGCCACGTCCTTGCCATCCACAACGTAGATGGCCGTCCACTCATTCGGGCCATCCTTGCGCTTCCAATGCACCACGTCTGGATGCAAAACGTGGCTCTCGCAGCCTTGCACTTGCCACTCAAGCGGAATGTTGTCAGCGTCGTGTCTGGCGCAATGCCAGGTGCTGTCGGCCTTGGCTGTGCTGTGCGCGCAAGTGCGGCAGTTGACCTCCTTTGTATGCTGCGCCTCATGACACATGGAGTAAGCGGGGCACCACTTGCATTGATACCAAGATGGATCGGTGCTAATTGGCGGCGGCATCCGGTCGGACAACGCAATGCGCTGCCCACGATCAATGTATTTATTCGCAAAAATCTTGTCGTATACAAGTCGCTCGGTATAAATGCTGTCGTCGTCCTTGTTAATGGCAACGTACAAAGCGCGATGGATGCCCGTCCCTGCCATGTACAACTGGCATTGAACGTAATGCTCGGGCTTTGACTTCTCAACGCCTTGCCTTTGTACGTCTGCAAACGACTTGCTTGAGTGCGTCTTGAACTCTGCAATGTGCTTGGCCTTGACTGCGCCTGGCACACCAGCGTCTAGGATGGCATCGATGCTGCCCGACAAGTGACTGCCAAACTCGACCCGCATCTGCTCCTCCAGCGCACGCACTTTGATGCCGATCGCCCGCAAGTCATCAATGATGGTGGCTTCTTCGTTTCGGCCTCGGCGGAACATTCGCAAGACGCGACCAGGAAACAATGGCTTGACGGCGAATCGGAAGTTCAGCCACAGCCAGCGGTCGCAGGGATGGCCGACGATGGAGCAACCCATGTGAGGGCGGGGCATCTCAAGGCTGGCTTGAGCCTCATGGTGCTTGTCAATCAAATTGGCAATGGTATTCTCTGGCTGGGGGATTTCCATGTCCTCTCCTTTGTTCAGTTCAGTTTGGGGCGGCGTCAAGTCAGCACTTGAGGATGTCGATGCCAAGGTTTTTCTGACTTTCCACTTGG